TGATGGTGGAACTAAAATTATAAAATCAATTTGGAAAGGTTTCATAGATTTTGTAACTGCTCCTATACAAGCTATAGCTGATATAGCTGACAGCTTATTTAAAGATAAAGCTAAATGGCTTACAGATAAGTGGAGAGATTTAAGAACATTCTTAGAAAATCCAATTGAAGCAACTGCCAAAATATCTACTAAAACAAATGTAAATATCCCAGGAAGTAAAGCAGCAGATGCAGCTGGTAAATCTACACCAAATACAGGTGGATTAAAACAAACAGTAGCAAATCTAAAAGGTTCATTTAGTGATTTTAAAACTTTTATTAAGCCTATGACAGACTCTATAAGTCAAGGAGTTGAATCTGGAAAAACTAAATTTACAGAACTGCAAAATAAAATATTAAATGATGTTAAACCTGCACTAAAGGTCCTAGAGGATTCTGGAGTAAATTTTAAGGATAAGTTTAAGGAGTCAATAACTTCAATAAAAGATAAATTTAATGAATTAAAGAACATATTAGCTGGAAATATTAAAACAAATATAGATAATTTAGTAAAAGCATTTGAACCTTTAAAACCTCATTTAGATAATTTGAAAGATTGCTTTGATAAGGTTAAAAAAGCGATTACTGATTTTTTTACTCCAGCCAAACAGGTTGGAGATACAGTAAACAAAGTAAGCCAACCAATGGATAGTGTTAAAAAGTCTACTGATGGAATTAAACTTTCTTTCCAAAGTTTAACTCAAGCACTTGCTCCTGTTAAAGCTTGGTTTCAAGGATTTATGCCTTTCCTATCACAAATAGGACAACAACTTTTACCATCTATAGGAATTGCAATAGCTGGTGTTGTTGGCGGAATAATTTTAGCATTTACATGGGTTTTAAATACATTGACCGCAATAATAACAACAGTATCTGGAATCATAAATGGAATTATGTCTTTTATATCTGGAATTATTAATGTTATTATGGGGCTTATAACAGGAAATGCTGATCAAACTATGGATGGACTTAAACAAATATTTGATAGTGGAGTAGGTGTAATAAAATCAATTTGGAATGGCCTTGTTGATCTAGTTAGTGGCGTACTAGAACCTGTAATAGATCTTGCTGATTCTCTTTTCAAAGATAAAGTTAAAGGGGTAAAAGAAGCTTGGAATAAACTTAAAGATTTCTTTAAACATCCAATTAAGGGAACAATAGAAATATTTAAAAAAGGTCCTAGTTTACAAATTGGAAAAGGTGCAGATGCTGCTGGCAAAAGTCCAAGAAAAGCATTTGGTATAAATAGAGTTCCTAGAAATGATTATTTAATAAGAGCACACGAAGGCGAGAAACTTTTAACCAAACAAGAAGCTAATCAATACAAAAGGAATAGTTCAAATGGAAGTTTATTTCTTGATAAATTGGCTGATACAATAATTGTAAGAGAAGAGGCTGACATAGATAAAATTGTAAGAAAAATAAACAAAAAAATATCTCTTGCAAAAATTGGAGGTGTTTTGTAAATTATCGTGCTATAATTGTAGTATATAATTTACAGGGGGTTATGTTATGAATAAAAAAATACTAGTATTAACAATATCAATTATACTATCTTTAAGTTTAGTTGGATGCAGCACAAATAATTCAAAAAATAGAGATAGTAAATCTAAGCAAAACACAGAGGAAGTTAAAAATCATAAAATAGGCGAAGTTGTTGATTTAGATGGAGCAAAAGTATCTGTTAAAAATATTAGGAAATTAGAAACAAATAGTAATGATTATGCTGTTGAAATTGAAATAACTAATACAGGTGATAATGATTTACAAAGTGATTATCTAGAAAACTATATATTAAAATCAAGTGACAATACTACTGGAGAAGCAATAAATAACCAAGAATTAAATGGAGAGTTAATGTTTGATACAATACGCCCAGGAGATACTTTGAAAGGTGAAATAGCATTCGAACTTACAAAAGATGCAACACCAAAAACACTTGAAATTGCTTATGAAAATGTAGGCAAATATACAGTATTTGATTTATAGTAATTATCTTAAAAGACGCTTATTTACTTAAGTGTCTTTTATTTTAGGAGGAGTTTAATGGAAATATGGTTAAGACAAGCAAATAATACATTTAGGTTTCCTGTTATTCCACCCTCTTTTGAGATAAATGGAAGTGCGACAATAAATACATCTAATATTTTAAGTGTTGGAGATATCGCAGTATTTGGAGGATTAGGGCTTAAAACTATAGAACTATCCTCTTTTTTCCCTAATCAAGAATATAGTTTCTGTAATTATAATGGATTTCCAAAACCATATGATTGTGTAAATTTAATAGAAAGTTGGATGAAAGAAGGATATATATTAAGATTTATCATTACGGAAACTAATATAAACTTTGAATGTATAATTGCAGATTTTAATTATAGAGAACAAGATTATTCAAGAGATATTTATTTTACCTTAAGTCTAAAAGAATACAGAAGGATACAAATATCCAAAGTAAACATTAATAATGATGAAAAATTATCTTCTGAAAAGAATGTTCCTCTAACAAAAGGATTTGATACTAAGCAAAAAACGCATAAGGTTGTTGAAGGAGATACTCTTTTTAAGATAGCTAAAAAATATTATAGCAATGGAGATTTATGGGAGAAGATTTATAAAGCAAATGAAGATGAGATTAAAGATCCATCTGTAATAAAAAATGGTTGGGTATTAATAATTCCTTAAAAATGGTGGTGATTTATAATTAATAAAATCAAAATACAAGTTCATATAAAAAACGGAAATATATATAATGTAACTGATTTAGTGGATAAATGCACTTGGTCTGGTGATTATAGATCACCATCAAGAACTTTGGAATTTTCTATAATTCAATCTGCAAGTGATATTAATTTTAGGCAGATAGATATTCCAGTAGCAAGTACAGTTTGTTTCTATGTAGATGATAAAGAACTTTTTAGAGGAATGATAATAGATAGATCTAAAGACTCTAGCAATAATAATATAGATTTTACAGCTAAAGATATGGGTTTTTTACTTTTACAAAGCGAAGTGTCATACAATTTTAAAGATAAATTAGTCGAAGATATTGCAAAACAGGTTTTTGTAGATAATAAATTCCCACTAGGTAATTTACCTAAAACTAACGTTAAATATACAAAAATGTTTATTGGTGTAACTGGCTACGATACTATAATGAGCGTTTATACAGAAGCAAGCAAGACAACTAAAAAAAAGTATATGATAGAGTCTAATCTTGATAAATTTAATGTTATTGAGAAGGGTGTAGTTACTTTAAATATAACATTTGAAGAAGGCTTTAATCTTATCAATACAAATTTTTCTGAAAGCATTGAGAATGTAAAAAATAAAGTACTAGTTGTTGATCAGTATGGTAATAAAATTAGTGAGAAAATAAATGACTCTATATTTAAAGACGTTGGGGTAATTATGCAAAAGGTAATACAACAACAAGAAAACAGTACTATAGACATAGATGGAGAGTTTAAAGGAATCGAAAAAACTTGCTCTTTAAAAGGATATGGTGATATAACTTGTGTAACTGGTAGAGGTGTAAAAGTAAAAGACTCATATACAAAATTAATAGGTCTTTTTTATATAGATACAGATAAGCATACATGGCAAAATGGAGATTATCAAATTGAACTAGAGCTTAATTTTGAGAATATAATGGATGAAAAATCTGCTGGCCAAGATGAGCAAAAAGAAGATGGTTCAGAGTATACTGGAGGAACAGAATACCCTGCTGAATTTACGGCTTATTGTCCTAGAAAAGAAGAGGGTGGAAATACAGATTGTAGAGGTAAAAAACTAGATCCTTCTAAAAAGACATGTGCCGCTCCTATGGTTGGAGCATATGAAAAATCTTACTATACAAAAGATTTCTTAAACAAACATCCTCTTATGAGATATGGAGATGAAATACAATTAGTTACAGGTGTTTCAAGCCGAGATGGAACGTATAAAGTAAATGATAATGGGCCTGCAATAATTATAGAAAAGGATGGAACATATCATATAGATATTTTATTTGGAAATGTTGAAGAAGCTAATAACTTTGGAAGAAGAAAAGGAAAGATTATAATTGGTGGTTATTCTGGAAACATGACAGAAAAAGCAAAAACAGTAATTTCAGAAGCAAGAAAACATCTTGGAAAGCCATACAAATGGGGTGGGAATGGACCAAGTAGCTTTGATTGTTCTGGACTAATGGTATATTGCTTTAAGAAGGTTAATGTTAATTTACCAAGAACCTCAAGTCAGCAATCTAAGGTAGGTAAGAAAGTAGAGAAAAATAATTTACAGGCAGGAGATTTGGTATTTTTCCATAATCCAGTCAGCCATGTTGGACTATATGTAGGTAATGGAGAATTTTTACATGCGCCACAAACAGGAGATGTAGTTAAAATAAGTAAATTAAGTAATAGAAAAGATTTTAATACAGCTAGAAGAGTTTTGTAAAAGAGGTGATATCGTGGCAGATCCAATCAATGAATTTATAGGAATAATTAGGCAAGAAGGTAAATTTCATAATGAACCTTCTTTTTTTATTGGAAAAATTAAAAGTAAATTACCAGATTTAAAAATAGAGATAAATAACATCATATTAGAAAAAGAAGATATTTTGATAGATAGTTGGATGCTTGATAGACAGATAGAGTTATTTGATACAGAAACAAGTCAAGAACATAAACATGAAATAAAAAATCCCTTTATAGATACTTTTGAATCTGGAAACACAGTAATAATGTTTAAAATAGGTGAAAAATTTGCTGTTGTAAGTAAATTGGTGAGTCTAGATGAATAATACTATATTCCCTTTCATGGGTGTTCCAGAAGATTATATTTCTCCAGACAATGAAGAATTACCTATTTTTAAAGAATTTGCTTGGGATTTTAATAAAGATGAAAAGATAATTGAAAATGGAGACTTTAAAATAGTTGAAAGAAATGAAGCAATTAAAGTATGGATTTACAAAACAATAAAAACAGATAAGTATGTTCATTTAATATATGATTGGAGTTATGGAACAGATATAAAAAATCTAATAGGGCAAAAGTATACTAAAGGTCTTACTGAAAGTGAGGCAAAAAGGTATATACAAGAAGCTCTATTAACTAATCCATATATATTAGAAGTCAATATAACAAATGCAGAATTTGAAGATGATAATTTATCTATAAGTTTAAATGTAAAAACAATTTATGGAGAGGAGGAGATTACTTTTGTATAATGGCCAATCATTCAGTACCTTAAATAATAGAACTTTAAATAACATAAATCTCCCTCTTTATAAAGGCCAAGGATCTTCTCTTTATAATATAGTTTCTCCAATAAATTCAGAACTTGCACAATTATATATAGAACTTTCTTATATACATAAGAGAGTTTTTATTCAAGATAATTTTGACGATTTTCTTGATAGAAGAGTCAATGAATTTGGCGTATATAGAAAATTAGGTACAGAGGCAATAGGTGAGGTAACATTTGAGGGCAAAATTGGAACTCAAATACCAAATGGAACAATAATATCTCATAGTGATTTACTATTTGTAATTATTAAAGATATTACAATAGATGAAAATAGTAAATTAAATGTAAGCCCTATACAGGCTTTAGAGATTGGCATTAAGTATAATTTATCAGCTAACACAGAATTTAAACTTATAGAAGAAATAACTGGAGTAACTAAAATTTATAATGAACTTGACCTAAAGGGTGGAACAGAAATAGAAACTGATGAAGAATTAAAAGAAAGGTTCTATAAAATACAAAAAAATCAAGCGACAAGTGGAAATAAGGCGCATTACCAATCTTGGGCTTTAGAGGTTGAAGGTGTTTATAATGCAAAAGTAATTCCTCGTTGGGATGGTCCAGGTACAATTAAAATTCTAATTTATGGTCAAAACAATCAATCAGTTGACAATGAAGTATTGCAAAGATGTACTGAACATATAGAAGAAGAAAAACCTATTGGACCTACTGTTACAATTGTTACACCAAGTACTTTTGATATTAATATTAGTGCAACTTTAACACTTGAAAATGGATATGATATTGAATCTATAAAAGTTGTGTTTTTAGATATTATAAATTCTTATTTGATAGAAAATTCAAGAGAGATTGTTTATATAAAAGTAATGAGTTTGTTAGCAAGCATAGAAGGTATTCATGATATAAAAAATCTCCTTGTAAATGGTGATGTTAAAAACATAATAGTTGATGAAGAAAAAGTTCCTGCTGTTTCAAGTGCTATATTTGATATCGAGGTGAGTTAAATTGAAGTTAATTGATTACCTGCCAAGTTTTGCAAACAATGAAATTGACATACAAATCCAAGAAGCACTTGAAAATGAACTTTTAACGCTAATTGATGAAAAAGATGATTTATTAGAACAGTTTTTTATAGATACAGCAACTTGGGGACTTGATGATTGGGAGAACCTTTTAAGCATAAAAGTAAATTATAAGTTAGACTTCGATACTAGAAGAAGCAATATAAAAGCAAAGATGAGAGGTAAGGGTACAACAACAATAGAGGTTATAAAAGCTATCTCGGAAGCTTACACAAAGACCAATGTTGATGTAGAAGTATTTAGTAATCTATTTAGTTTTACACTTAGTTTTATAACAAATAATTGTAGTTATAACACTATTTTAGAATTAGATAAGAAAATAGAAGAAATAAAACCTGCACACCTTGAACACAAATTCGAGAGGATATTATTTAATAAAAACGAGCTTTATACAGGTGCAGCAATTAGTACAGGAGAAACAGTTACAATATATCCTTATGTACCTAGAAATTTAGAAAGTTTTGGAGAAATAGCTATTTGTAGTGGAAATGATAGAGCATTAGAAAAAGTAACATTGTATCCTAAAAAATAGAAATGAGGTGATAAAATTGACAGAACAACAATATTTTACTCTAGTAACTGACATTGGTAAGGCAGCAATAGCAAATGCAAGTATTACAGGTGAAAAAGTAGATTTTGCAAAGATAAAAGTTGGAGATGGAGGAGGGAGTTCTTATACTCCAAATGAGAGTCAGACAGCACTAAAAAATGTGGTTTGGGAAAGTACACTTGAACATGCACAAGGAGATAAAGATAATCCTAACTGGGTAGTAATACAAAAATTCATACCTGGTGATGTTGGAGGATTTGAAATAAGAGAAGTTGGTCTATTTGATTCTAAAGACCAATTATTAGCGATTTCTAGTTACCCAACAACATATAAACCTACTGCGGATTCAGGGACTGTAAAAGAACTATTAATAAAAGTAATATTAGTTGTATCTAATGTAGCTAATATTAATTTGAAAGTAGACCCAACCGTAATTTTAGCAACTTTAAAAGATATACAAGAATTAGACACTAAAATAGATACAACTAAAACAGAATTAACAAGCAACATAGAAACTGCTAAAACAGAGTTGAACACTAAAATAGGAGATACAACACAACTTACTACAACAGATAAAACAAATATCGTTAGTGCATTAAATGAGGTAAAAA